GTTCTTGTACCAGTAACCTTTGTAATTGGGAACGTCAAATTATTTGCAGGAGTAGCACCACCCAAGTGTGTACCAGCAATACTTACGTTGTCTCCAACAAAGTAACCAGCACCACCATTAATCAATGTAACTGCTGTAGATATACACTGTCCAGTAGTTTGATTAAAATCGAACTTGACTTGGAAATGAGCACCAGAACCTCTAGTACATATACCAGCTAATCCACCATTAGGATTACCAAAACCATAGATTCTGAATTGATCGCCAGGAGGGTTGGCAGTTACTGCAGTACCCGTTACAGGGCCTGGGATTTGGACGTTATATCCATTTTCAAATATTGCACTACCACCAATACCAGATGATCTGGCAGCCATAATAATATCTTTAGTACCTGTTGTATGTGATGTAATTGCAATACCAATCTTAGATCCACCGTCGGTGTCTAAAATTACAGCCTGGCCAGTCTGGAAATCATGATTCTGAATACTTATAATGTTGAGTGCTAGATCAACAACTGCACCATCAGCAGAATTATATGTTTTCTTAAATGCAGGAGAACCATCAGAACTTAACTGGAACTGTTTACTTCCAACTAATGTTCCTGTTCTATCATGAGAACCATCAAATCCACTAGAGATATCATCCAAATTCAAGACCTTATTGGTCTTGTTCATAACAAAACTCTTAATTGGTCTTCCTTCTGGGAAGTAGATTCTCTGTACAGAACCATCTGGTAAAGGATCGTCCTCAGTAATCATGGCAAAATTATCTCTTTTGCCCATATACATCTCACTGTCAATATTCAAGATGAGGTCAATCTTAATATCAGCTGGTTTGACCTTCATATTGGTCGATTTTGCAATACCAACAGATACCAAGTCTAATGTCTCTGCATCTTTCTTAGAATCACTCTCTACTACAAGATCAGAGAATTCTAAGAATCCAGATGGATGAACAATAGATTTTACAGCCTCTTTCCACTTATTATGTGGTAACTTACTCTTAATTGAATATGCAAACTTTTGATAGTAGAAGTTATCTGATAATCTCTGACTGAAATCATTCAGAATACCAACATTCATATCATTCTTGGAAACCTTATCCCTAGTAACTCCAAGAGTCGTATCAACACTAAATCTGTTGACATCTCTTACATTACCATGCAGTTTAGAAACCTGACCATACAATGTATCTCCAGGCAATAACTTTCCGATAGTATCTCTAAGTCTAAGTTGACCAATATTTCCATTCCAACCATTTTCGGAAACATATCCCTCAAATCTAGTAGATGTTACTTTCTCACCAGAAACATACTTGGCATCATCAATGATTGTCATCTGGAACTTGGCCATGTCATTGTAATTGACAATGGAACCTAGAGTGAAATCATCATCATAGGCACCCAAAGTAACAGTAGAAATGCCAGGAGCATCATTCATACTGAAAGTAACTGTGTTATTAGCGGTACTTACACCAGTTACATTGTAGAATGTATAATCATAATCAACAGAGTTGAAGTTACCTTCTCCTGCAGTTATGGATGCTGGTTTTATTCTACATCCTTCAACAAATACTTTATCTCCAATTGCAAATGGTAATTTAGTTTCAGTAGATGCAAATCCAGTTTTTATTGGAATATTGAACTGTGCATCCAATAGTAATTCAACAGTAACAGCTGTTCCTGAATGAGTTATCGCATCAATGTCATAACCATTAGAGTTATTAGTTGTGATTATACTTAATGGTTCTTTAAACTCATAAGCATTTTCAACGACTTCTACTCTATCAACAGATCCACCAATTACATGTGCAGCAATTTTTACTTTATCATTACCACGAACAGTAAGTTTGGGTGGTTGATTATATCTCTCACCACCATCAACAACTTTAACTTGATTTATTCTAGCAATACCACTTATATCAACAATTGCTGGAACACTTAAGAATGGTAATAGAGTAGGATCAGTAGGATAATCAAATCCATCTTTTACTCTTTCAATTGTATCAATTTGACCTATTTCTGGTGAAGAAACCTTAACAATGGCATCTTGACCTTGAGTACTAGCAAAACCAATAACTTTAGGTAGGACGGTATATCCTTTGCCAGGGAAATTAATTTTAGTCTTAGAAACTGGGCCTCTAGCAGTAGGAGAAGTTGTACTGTATGTGATAGTACTTACACCTGTTCTGGAGATATATTTCTGAGACTCTAGTGGTTTTTCTAATAAATTGAAGGTAAAGTTCTTATCATCACTTTTTATTACCTTATGCTCATTTTTTATAACAATATTTTTGAATGTTATATTGTTTCTTCCTGTAACATCAGTGTCCGATGATCCATATGTCTTTCTTGCATCTGAAGGAACAACAGGAGTCAAATTATAGAATGTTTTACTTGGCCAATTAATATCTGTTCTGACAACTACAGAAGCATCAACATTTCCAGAAATACCATTTCTAGCAATGTTAAATCCAGTGGAACTTGTACCATAAACATCCAATCTTGAACTGAAAGTGATATCTTCAAAGAAGTCCAATCTCATATCCAATAAAGTAGGATCGGAAACATCAAAAGTGATGGTATTTCCTGTGGTAAAGTTTAATGGAGGATTGATCTTAGCAAGATAACTCTTATTACCTGCTTGAGACTCATTTACTGTTGTTATTCCTACTGGATTAGAAGCAGCAACATCGGACTTATATTTACAAAGTTTTATAGATTCAGTATCTTCCCTAAGAACAAAATAAGTTTCATTATTTGATAATCCAGCAATAGTATTTCCACTATCGTAATAGACTACTTTATCACCACTCTGTAAGTCTTCATCAGCAATGTTTATTTGAGTCAAATCTGTAGAGAAACTACTCTTAGCAAATCCAACTTTCTTTGTAGTTACTTTTGCAATAACGGGGTCATATCTAAGAGAAACAGATTCAGCAGATTTAGGTATTGCCTCTAATGTTATCGTATCACCAGTCAAAAGACCATGATTAGATGTTACTCCAACATTTCCGTAGAATCTCTCTACTTTCGTTGTTACTTTAGGATACTTAGTTGTAATTGAATGTGCAAGACCAGAATTAGAAGCAGGAGTATAGAACCATATAGCATCTCCTGTTGTACAGAATCCTGCGGTTGCTAATCCAATATAATTTGGTTCAAAGTTAATTGCCCAAACATCTCCATCAGGAAGAACTACAGTACCTACACCAGAAGTTGCACCAGCACTAGTTTGTGCCCAAACAATAGAGGTTCCACCAATACCCATATTATAAGTCAAGTTTTGACCAGTAAAGAAGGTATGATCTTTAATATAAATTCTTTGTTGAGGAACAAACCTATTTTCTATAGTTTGTACAGCAGAAGTACTTAAACCTGTGAGGGGTATATCATAATGTGTTCCAGTAGAACCAACACCAACACTTTGTTGTGGATTGAAGTAGGTTGCATAATTTTCAAAAGTAAATTGAGTTACTGTTGAATTACCAACTGGGAATGAGAATTTCTTTGGTTTTAATATAACATTATATTCTCCAACTGCATGTGTCATTGCAGCACCAACAAAATTCTCTCTGTTTACAAATAATCTAGAGAATTGTTCATCAACGTTGGTAACTAAGAATGTTTCTGTTCCTATACCAATATGGTCACTTGGTTCAAAACCTCTTGTATCTGTAACGTATATGTGAGTACTAACTCCAGTAGTAGTTACATTATCTAAGAAAGTTGCTAATCCAACAGTTCTACCAATAACAGTAACCTTTTGAGGCCCATTAAATTCAGTAAACTGAGAAGTATCAATACCACTTAAAACAACTGTTTCACCAGTTGCAATTTCATGTGGAACTGTTGTTATACCAATAATCAATGACTTGTCTTTTCTTAATTCAGTGCCTGGGAATGTAGAAACACCAATCGTTACAGATTCGACATCCTTACCAAATATTTCACTTACAACAATACTAGCGCCAGTTCCATCAGTTCCTTTATTGTCTAAGGTAAGAGGATCATCTATTTTATATCCATCACCTCTTGCAAAAATGGTTACAGAAGTTATTCCAGCATTCTTTGTTTTTCTAACTTCAAATTCCTGTTTTAGAGCATCCTTAACATCATCAATCAACTCATAATCAGAATTACCATAAGTTAGATAGTATGGTGATATATTTCTAGTAAGTTGTCTAGAAGTAAGATCAATATCTTGGTTGAAGAAAGTTACAAAGTTCTCTTCTACTGGAGTATCTTTAAATGATCCACCAATAAGATATGGGAACTTAGGTTTAGCAACACCACTAGAGTCAACATCAACACTGTAGAAGTATGCATACGTTCCATCTGGGTATTGTGGTGTAACACAGTACCTTCCACCATGCACATCTAGGTCACCAGAGTTATCAAAGAGATAGTCATTAACAAAGTATCCAAACGCAAAGCCAGGAGGTCTTAAACCAGATCTAAGACTAGTATCAAGAATATATCCACTACTCAATCTAATAATGGATCCACCAACAGCATTTTGATAACCATATGGGCCATAAATTGGATTACCATCATAAGCATATCCCAATACTGGTGAGTGAGTTGCATTAGGTGTTTCTAAATTACCAGAATCAATATTATCTCCAAGTTGATATCTCAACTTCTGTGGAGGATACATTCCTACCGTTTGTAGTTGATATTCTGGGTTTGTACTTGGTTTAGTTAATATGGAATCTTCGACACTGATGATATTTTCATTCTTCTGAACTTGATTAAGTTTCCACTCACGAACGTTAGCAATAAACTTAGCAGATTTACCTCTGTTCTGTAAATCTAAAGTAGTGTCACTAGAAGCATATCCAACACCACCATCAAGTACTGATACACCCGTTATTTTATTATTAGTAATAATCGGTCTAATATCAGCAAAATCTCCTGTAGGACTATAAATCTTGATGTCAGAGTCTTCTCTATATCCACTACCAGAAGCAAGTATCTGAACGTCTACAATAGAACCTCCAATAATGATTGGTTTCAATAGTGCTTGATATACAACAGTTGATATACCAACATCAGGTCTCCTATGGAAATCCATGATATTAGTACAACCATAACCAATTCCACCTTCTTCTAAGTAAACACTTTCAATAGATCCAAGAACTAAAGGTGATATATCTGGTTTAATGATAGTTGTGCTACCAATAGCAGATAAACTTTCTACGTTTACTACTATAGGTGGGTATTTTACAGTATGTTTACCAGTACCCAAACTCTGAATTACAACAGTTTTATTTTTGTCATAATTTGTAAAGTCTCTAAGTGTTGAAACTCCAACATCACATAGTCTAAACCTATTAGTATCAATTGTTTTTATTGCATACTGAGTTGTAGTGGAAAGACCAGAAGCAACAGTTCCATCTGTAGAATACTCAACAATTTCACCATTATTAAAATTATGGTCATATGCAAGAATATAATTATCAGATGTACTAATACCAGACTGTACATCTCCATTAACAGGTCTTGCTTGAACGATAATCTTCTTGTTTGAATATCCAGAACCACTTTCCTTAACGTAGATCTTCGTTATAGTGTTTTTGGCATTAAGTGAAGTAAACTTATGGAAACCAAAACTAATATTTCCTAAATTAACGGTATTAATTCCAATTTTAGCATCTTCTGGGGTATTGTATAACTTAATTCTCTTTTCATTCTCTACTCCAACGAAGTAAGTAGATCCACTAACAACGTTGACTATAGGAGTGTTACCTCTAGCATCATAAACAACACCTTCACCAACTTCAAAGTTATGTCTTACTTCAAAAGTGACACTTTCATCAGTAGTATTGACTGATGATCCATCTGCCTTGAAATTGGCAATAATTCTACCCTTTACAAGGTTAGACTCAAGAACAGCACCAGATCCATTGCCACCACTGACTGTAATCTTGGGTTTTTCCTGATATCCAATGCCAGGAGTAATTAACTTAACTTCTCTGAATGATCCAGAAATATTGGCATGTCCAACAGCACCAGATCCTTGTTGATCATTAATGACCAAAGGAGGTCCTGTTATAACATCATAATCTTTGCCTGGATTCGTTACTTTTATATCAGTAATATCACCGTGGAAGATCTGTTCATCAAAAACAGTTGGTGGGAACAGTTCAACACCGTTAGCCATCAATCCTACAGCTCTGTTATTAACTTCTCTCTTATTTGGATCGTCGAATAATGTCTTTTCTTTAATGTATGGATACTTTCTAAGAATCTTTTGATTCTTTAATGTCTTATTTTCCCATCCAGACTTGTAAATGAATTGACCAGTTGTATTTGTTTTAAGAGCAATATACTTTTTAGCAAATACATCAGCACCACTGAATGAAAGATAAAATTCAGTCTGGTTGATATTGGTTACAAAATAGATACCTGTCGCAATTCCACTACTAGTAGTGTTATCCCAATAGATTTTATCCCCAGTTACATAGTTGTGGTTTAGGGGAGTGTTGGCAGCGGGATCTTCTGATTTTATAGTATATGTATAGCCACCACCTAATAGAGGTGTTCCAAACCCATCTGAGACCTCTACAGAACTACTCTTAACCCATACCTTATTGTCTGTTGCAAAAATGGGGTAATTTGGTAGTCCTGATGATGCTACATAGAAAGATTTCTCATCTTTGTCGAGATAACTGTTCTGAATACCAACTGGGAAATTATCTACACCAGCAAAGTAACTGGAATTGTGCGAAGCCTTGGTAACCGTCTTCGTAATAGTATCTGCATTAGTTGGAACAGTACCATTAGTTTGAACAACAATAGTATTTGAATATGTCTTTGATACATTTGTTGAATCATACTCAATCTGTTTAATCGTAACATTGACAGACTCTTGATTCTGATTTTTTAATTTTAGAATCTCATCAATATAGAAAACGCAAGAATCATATAGACTAATTCTGTAAGTATTAACGTTTACCTGATTAAGTGTGGAAATACTATGACTAGAAGGAATATTATAGATCCAATTATTGAATTTTGGACTCTCACCCATATCCTTACCGAATGAGAGTAACTTGAGATTATCCCCAAGTTTCATATTGGTAGATTTAGTGGTATCTACCTTATCAATAACGTTTACAAGTCTAAATTCAAGTTTAGATGTTTGTCCATATCCAGCATATGCATATGCAAGTTTATTTTCAAGTATATCTGCACCAAAAACCAAAGAAGTACTAATACCAGTAACTCCTAAGAATTGGTTTATAGTTTTATCGGTATAACGGAGATTTAGAAAGTTTGCACCCGCTCTAGGTTTTACCAATAGAGTACCACTTTTTCCAAATCCAACTGTAGAGTCTACAACAAGTGTCTCAGCATTTTCATCAGTTAATTCCAATGCCTTCGTCTTACCAGGCACTTGGAAAGTACCATCGAATGATGTAGAGTCTAAAGATACTTCATAGAAATCTTGTTGATTAATTGGTCGGTACTCTACATTGTAGATTGAAGCACTGACTGTACCAATTCCAGCAACATCTTGATATAAGAAGTTACCAACAGTTTCTAAAGGTTGTCCACCAAACAGGTTTTCTAAAAGAACATGCTTAGTTTTGAAATATACGTTATCAGAGGGAACTAATGTTCTTTCAATTGGTTTGATGAGCTCAATATCCTCACCATAAAGAAGTTTGAATAGGATCTGATAAGATGCATCAGTTCCCTTCGACATATAGAAGTCTTTTGCCCTTGTTAGGACATTAGTGACTGATGTTCCAGATATAAACGATCTATTCTCAAAGCCAGGAAGAAATTCTGTCTTGAACTTAGTAAAGAATTCTTGTAAGAAGAGATTACTTAAATTAGTTACTACGGAACCTGAAAGATGTGCCTTTGCATCAGTTTGAGCAAAATTTAAGAATTCTGCAGCATCTTCTTTCGATATTTGATCTATTCCACTAAAACCCCTTGCACATCCATCAAATGTAGTAGCAGTTTTTGATGTATATGTAATAATCTCATTATCAATCTTCAATAGACCATAAGTTTCAGGCCAACCAGTTGTTGATGCAACTTCTATAGTAGTATCACCTGCAAGTGCAGATAAAGTAAGAATTGTAGCAGGTATTAAAGTTTCATTATTAAAAGAACCAATTTTTCTATAATCTGGCAAATTGGTAGCCAGATCAGTTACACCAGACTGATGTTCTTGCGATTCGTAATATTGATTTAAAAAAGCCCCAAATAAAGGAGATTCCTGATTCAAAAATTCAGGAATCTGTGATTCTATTAAATGAGAGACTTTTACTCTTTTAATATCCGTCATTTATCTCGTATAGATTGATTCGCTAGCATAACTAGAGGTTTTGACGTATGATGTAGCAGATGTATTTTCACCAGAGGAAATAACGTCTGGCAAAGCAGTAACTTTACTATTTGCGACATCTAATTGGAGATACAAATCTTTCAAAGCAATAACATCATTTGATTCGGGAATTGTCTCTATTTCGATGACTCCGCTTGCAAGTGAAGTTCCTGTTATATTTACCACATCCAAAATAAGCTCTCCGTGAGTATAATCAATTGTTCCAGCATCATTCTTAACGATTAGAGGAACATTATTGACAAGTTTGAAGAATACTAGTTTTCCTACAGTTGTTCCTGTAGTAGGAACATCTCCAAGATATAAAGTTCCATCAATACCACTTACCGTAAACCCTGTTGAACGTACTCCATATCCACCACATTGCATATAGAAAGCATTTCCATAGCAAAGTTCATATGTTGCAAAAATATTGATCTCAGGGGTAATATCCCGTCTCATCTTAACTCTGGTGATGTTTGAAGTAACACCCCTTGCAGAATCATCAATTAGACCAACAATTTTACTATATTTGAATCTACCACCAAAATCATTAATATCAGATGATGATGAGTAGGTTGTTAGTGTTCTTGTAACAGCAGTAAGCAATTCAGTAGTATCTGAAGTTGCGTTAGTGTTATAATAGACTGCCGTATCGACTTCAACATAAAGATATTTGAGATCTATGATTTCTGGTTTGATTCCAGCAATAGAATACTGTTTTAACTGTCTGGAAATGTCATCCTTCGTAATTTGCGATAAGAATGAACCATTTTTCGGTTTTATGGAGATAAAGACCTTTCCATACTCAGGAGGATCGAGTTCTTCCCCACCGTAGGCGGTCACAGACTCGACGTTAGGATATACGAATGGAATTATCCCCGAATAGTCGTTGGCGGTCACGGCACGGTATTGTGACGAGTATATACGAGGTGCAAGATACTTGATTGTACTCACATCTTCAATACTGTCACCCATTTCCGCTTTTTGGGTTGTTGTGAGGAGTGAAATACCGCCAGTAATCGTGGCATTCGTATCATCCTTTAAAATTCCCACAAATGAGAAGTTTCTAGCGTTATTTCCTAATGCTCCGTTTGTTACAACATAGGTTACGTCAATAATTGCTCCAGCAGGCGGTTTTTTACCAATGATTCCGTCTCCAAAGAGTATTTCATAATGTTCATCTTCAATTTCTTGGATTAGGAACAGTTTGGATGTAGCATCAACCTGTAAAATGTTGTTATAGAGGGTATAAATCTCATTTGTCGTAGATTTGACCGTAACACGAATAGAAGTAGTGTCAATATTCGCATTTGGAAGGATAAATCTCTGATTTGGTTGAGAATAATCAATTTGGAAGGTTTTTGTTAGATAAACACCTTCGTAAATCGTTAAATTAGAGAAATTTGCAATATTATTCTCACCAGTTGTAGCAACAAAGTCGTCTGGAATGGAAAATATGTAAGAACTTCCTTGTTGTGTACCCAATGCACACTGTCCAGCTTTTAAAGTTACAATTTTTGTGTCATTTGTACCCAAATCTACGGTAAAATTAACCACAGCTTGTGCAGATCTTGATGATCTTGGTACATAACCGATATTTCTTGCTAGTGAAACTACATTTTCTCGCAAAGTTGCACTATCAAGGAAACATTCATTGACTGCCATGTTCGTATTGTAGGCAGTAATGTATGAGTTATATGCTAGAAGGTCAATTAACGTCGAAAAGTTTGACCCCTCAAAGTCAAAATCAGAGAAATCGCTATTTACACGAAGGTAATCTTTAATTTGAGCCCTCAGATCAGCGAAATCTAAGTTCGTAAACTGGTTAAAAGACATTATATTCTAGTTGATTGAAGAACGAATTCTATATTTTGTCTTGGCAAGGATAATCCAACAATGTCATAAGCAATAGTTACCGTCAATTCATTGGTATCTAAAGGATAAATCACCGAAATATCTGCACCCGATATTCTGGGTTCAAAGTTTTCAAGTAAAAGTTGTATATCATCTTCCAGAACGATAGCAGTATCTGGATCTTGTTGTTCAAATAACGAATCTTCTAGTTCACTACCCAATAATGAGGCATAAAAACGTTCACCTACTCGTGTTCTAACCAAATTTGTCACAGATCTCTTGATCGCTGACTCATTTGTAAACACTCCAATGTCATCCGTCACAGGATGGCGGACAAATGATAGACTTATATCCTTAAAAGCCTGACTATTTTGTAAAGAGGTGTCAACTTGTGCCATTTTTTAGCTTAATTTGTGGTTTTCAGTCAAATTTTGCTTTCTTTTGGTGTCTTGAAGGTAATCACCTACGACTTCACGTAATAAATCGTCAGATTCTTCTGGTTTATCAATTAAATCCATTTTATTGGAGCTAAGATAATCAATTTTGATGTGATCGTTATGCATTTCCTTAACAAAAAGGTATATCATAATCTATTTAGCGACAAAAAAACACCTTTAGGCAAGGAACCCAAAGGCGTTTGATTAAATTGAGGTTTTTATCAACCTGCAGCTAGTGGAGATTGCGCTTTATTATTAATTGCGGCACCTTTTTTTCGTGCTTGGGCACTTACATCGTACTGTCCTTTTACACTTCCACTAGCGAATCCCTGACTTGCTACGTTATGGGGTGCTTTTGTTGGATCTGAATCTGCCATTACTACTCCATTTTGCTTGATCGTATCTCTATTTATACTTTGGTGTGCGTTTTACGCCGAATTTTTACTCTGGAGACGCTCTGAGACGTTGAGGAGACACACCTTCACTAATGTGAAACTGTAATCTCTGATCAGCCTGTTCCTTGGTTAGGTGTTGATCCCGATTCTCATCAGGGATCCCCCAACCATTAGTGCCCAACTCCATTACTTTGTATAAACGGTCTGCCATAATTAGATTATGCGAGTTTTCTCATGACCAACACGGATTTTTGGATCACACCAGATCTCATATCCTGCTTCCTTAGCATCTAAACAGAAGGAAACGTCTTCTCCACACATATCCTGAACCTCACCAGATTCAAAGACCTGCATCTTCGGAGCAAACCAAGGATACTTCATCTCTTTATTCTCAAAGACTCCGTTCTTAATCAGAAGCCATCCAAATCCTGTGTAATCTACTGTAAAAGGCTTACGACGACGAGAGATGGATTCAATAGTCTCGTGATTCATGACACCGCCATTCTTTGCGAAATCATCTTCTTCAAGCCAATGTGCAACTGATGTTGTCTTTCCGTCCTCTGTGCAATACCAACCAGCAGCGATATCCTTTTGCATCCATACCAAACGGTAGAACTTCTCTGTGTCAAATACGATATCGGAGTCAATCCAGATCTGATAATCGTATTTTAGTTTTCCATCCCAAGGTATTTGGTCTGGGCCTCGTAAAACATTCGCACCCAAGCACTTACAACGTGCAAAGTTGACCATTGAAGAATAGTCTTGGGAGATTTGGATACTAGATCCGTTTTGTACGAGGTCAAAACAAAGTTGAACGAATGCCTTTAAGAAGATATATGATACTCCTCTTCCAGGCAGACAGAAAACAAATGCTTTTCCTTTTGCTATTTCTTTTGCCGCTGCTAAATCAAAATCGTCCTCGACTTTCTTTGTTTTAGGAGCAGTAGCTTTTACTGTAAATCCTTTAGCCATAACATGTATTCAGTACATAGTAAGTATACCACGGTCAAATCATTTTGTCCATAGTGTTATATTATATATCAAGCTTCTTTGGACAGAAATTCTTGACTGTTTTCAGTGCCTAACAACATTCCTTGGTCGTAAATATCCATTATCTTATTACTGTTTATTGCAATATCACCAGCTAAAGATATTCTTTTCTCATCAGTTAAGAAATGTGGGTATACCGCATGAAACAAATCACTCGGAAACAGTAACATATGACCTTCATTGTACTGTTTTTCTAATTTCCAGTTAACTTTACAGTGTTTTCCTGTTATATCAGAGTAAGTTAGTACAAAATCACCTGCTTCAGGGTGCATTGTATCCTGAACTTGTTGTTCTTCACTAGCAACAGAGGGTATTTTTAACCACACTACGAAAGAAAACACAGCATCGTGGTTATGTAATGCTTGATATTGACCTTTTGTAGTAGAATTTACCCAGAATTTCTGAAATGTAAGGTCATGAACGTGTGTTGACTTTAATCTTGTAGGAAAACCCCACTCTTTTACATAATAATTGATGGCAGGATCAAGAACTGACTGTTTAAATCGATGTTCATCATCAACTAACATCCATTGTTGTTTACCTGCATCAGCATTAATCTCATATTTCTCTATAAGATGGTAAAGATGGTCAGTATGTTCCCTCTCCAGAGTTACATCTAGTACTCCAAAGTTGGGCAAAACCCTTTTTTCAATGTTCATTTATTTTTAACCACTTTAATTTCTTCATTTCTAAGTTCATCATCAGGATAATGAGTAAAATACGCTCTTAAAAACTCTAATTTGTATTTTAAATCATGTTCACTGATTTCTGACATGATTTCGTTGTCGCCTATAAAGACGTTATAAGTATTCATCTTCCCATACCGCCATCATATCTTCCAGATCTTTTCGTATGTTTGGATGATACATTAGATGGTTATCATTTTCGAGTCGGTAACTAATTGATTCATAGATAAGTTCCAACTCGCTTACGTCCAGATCAATATTCATCTGCGAGAAAGTAATATTTCATTCTATCTATAAATTTACATTTCTTTAGTTGTAGGATTAATCAACTCAAGTCTGTGATCACTATCCAATACAACATCTCCTGCAAGGGCAATACGATAGTCTTTTGTTGTATAATGTGGATATACAATGTGATTCATATCACTAGGAAAGAATAACATTTTACCTTCTGCACTTTCACTCAATATAAAGTTACGTTTCTGTAGTTGACCACACGTATCAGGGTAAGTTATAACAAAATCTCCAGCCTCAGGTCTGAACCCTGGCTGTACCGCACGTTCTACTTCTGGATCAAATGGTATCTTTAACCATACTACAAAGGTAAAAACTCCTTGATGGTCATGTATACTCTGATAGTCACCTTCATTAGATGCACGACACCAGAATCTACTGAAAGCTAAATGGTGGTAATGACTTGTTTTAAATTTAAATGGAGCTCCGTATTCCTTAAAATACTTTTCCGCAGCAGGCATTAAACAATTGTCTTGAAAATATAAATCATCATCATTAATAGAGAATTGTTTCTTTGTATCATCTTTTATACTAAGGAGTCTATTGCCATCCCATTCAGAATCAGGTGCGTACTTATGAACTAGTTTCCACAGGTAATCTACTTCTTCTTGATCCAATTTACATTGGAGTATACCGAAGTTAGGTAAGTCTTCTTTAACACACGATTTCATTTTCCTAGTTTCTCCCTATACCTAGCACGGCCATCTACAACCTTATCCATTTGTTGTTCACTATAATGACCAACGTAATATCCTTTGGACTCTAATTGTTTCTTTGCATTATCCAATGCAGTAAGCCTTTGTACCATTACTATAGTATACATCTCATCTATTTTACATAATAACCAGATGTCTTTTCCCTTTTGATTCAGAAACGTGTTGAGTCCGTCAACGCCGCCGCCGATCATGTCTGGATTTATATGACTTGCATTACTCTTCGCAACAACCAAGACAACATCATAAGTATCATCAAACTCATCACATTCTTTACTCACAACTTCCCAGTAGTCATAAGCACGAAAGTAATCATATACCTTTACATACTTAATCCTACCTTCATCACGAGCCTTCTTTGCAAAGGGACATCGTGCTCCTTCATAGACGGTATCTGTACCAATATGATCTTTATCGGTTTCTCCTAACCAATTAACCCAATCATTAGTAAAGTCTTCTAGGAAATCGAGTACATGACTCATGCCACCATACCGTGCTTCTCACGGAGAATACGTTTGTACGGCCCATTGGGGTTCTCATCCATTACCTCTTTTACAAGACGCATCTTCTGATAGAGTTTATCCCTATACTCTCGCTTGTTATAATCGGAATGCTCAGAACAAAGAGCATCAACGATTTCATCGAATTCTTCTTTATTAATGGGTAAGTCCATTAGTAACTTGCCTCCTCATGTTGTGATAGTTCTTTCTCACTTACTTCACTGTAAGTAATATCATCCCAATAAGAATGAAATAGTCTGCCCCATATAATCTTAAACTCATGCTCATCCAAGTTCTTAAACAAACAACGATCCTTTAAGTAGATATGATAGGTCTTCATTTTTTCCTCATAGGTACTTCTATTTGCCAACAACCTCCATCTAGAGTAATCATATCGAAGTTCTTCTTAAATTCTTTTTCTCTTTCCTTCTTTTCTTTCTCCATTGTTACATCAATAGATTCAATACTAATCTCACCGTAATTAGGCTTGTTTGGATTCTCTTCATCCATATACTCTAATATTAAATCATCAATCATGCCATATAAGGTATCCCATGTTACTCGAATACGTGCATCAATGGCTACATCATCTATCTCATCCTCAGTCATTTCTAACTTAAGGACTCCTGCTCTAATTGCAACTAACTCATTCAAGTTAAATTCAATCTTTACATCATTATACATTGCTGACATTAGGGCATCTCCACATGATACTTTTCACAGAACTTTGCTATCTCATCATGAACTTGTTTGTATATAGGACTAAGATCAAGATCAGATCTAAGTGCATGTGCTATATGATCTATCTGTTCCTCAGTTAAACAATGATCAGGATGTAGTGCATCACATACATGCATCTCTTGTTCGATTAACTCATTTAAGTTAATACGAATCTCGTAATCTCTGTAGACTGGCATATTCTCCGTTAGTTATGGTTCTAGTATATCACATAATGTGCCTTCTGTCATCAGCCTATGTCTCTTTCCAGTAGACCGAGCCCTAGACTGTGCAGTTCTAAATGCATCTCTCTCATTATGTTTTGTTTGGAAATGTTTCCATGCCCCAAACTGATCCTGCCATTCTATTTCATACTTGGGCATTTTTTTATATCTGAAAAAATATTTAATTACTAATAATATATAGCTCTCGCTTTCGGTTCGTTGTAGGTTAGGGACTTAAGCGTTTTTATAACACCCCATCGCGCCACCGCGCTTAACATAACAACCGCAATCAGACTGTCAATTTGCTGCTCTTACTATACCACAATTGCCCTCCTTAAGGCAAGCAAATACTAAAAAAGGGTTAGTGTTAACTAACCCCTGTAATATGGTCTAGATAAGTGTAGCGCTCTTACTGTTAATCTTCCCTCTATTTGTGTTAGTTCTAATCCCTTTAGTTTGTGTTAACCAGAGATCAGATTTGCGAGGGTGACTAACAGGAAGTCTGACATATTTAATCTTAGATTGTGTATCTAAGATCTCCAAATCTAGTCTGGTAAGTTTGCTCAAATCGGTTGGTAATTGCATGTGGAAAAGTAATAACGAATTGTGGAAAACTAATGACCCTTAAGTAACACTAACTGTAAGGACGATTAGGACGAGGTTTGCTTATACAACCTCAAGACGATTGCCATGGTCTAATAGTATCATACCATCAGAGAATGACTCTGTTTGGTTATACATTGACACGAACCAATCGAAGTTCTTTTGAAATACTTTTGCACCGTACATAACCTCACTAAGTAAAGCATTAAGACGAGATTTTGTCGTTACTGTTTCATATCCACATGAGTCTAATTTGACTGCTTTTGTGTTATGATCTACAGTGGCAATATTATGACCATGTAGCGAAATAGTGGAACAATTAGAATTCTCGTTGTAGCAAACTGTAGTGTTTGCTTTGCTCCAATTAGTCTTGGAGATTACAGCGGAGTTCATTGCTCTTTCGATTTTACGCATTAGGTCTTTGTTTATTACTCTTTAATTATAATCCATCAGGGGTCATTATCAACCAAAAATGGACAGTTTGCGGACTGTCACACCTTATCTATTAACTACCGTTCACTCCTTAAGTATAACATTGTTTGCGAGTATTTGCAAGGCATTTGAGCAACTTAGTGGGTACGATTAGGGTTTGTCAGGTATTCACGACTTTCTTGCCATTTCCGAGGTTTGATGTTATAATGCACGCCAAGATACCTATAATTCGCTACATTTAATTCAGAAACATACGAAAGAGATAGAGCACACTAATACATTTAATTAACCCTTTTTAAATATAACTTAAATACATTACTTTTCCACAATACTAACACTTATCTGTGGAAAACTACCTTATATAAGAGCAACTTAGTATAGGGTAATTACACGAGGCACGATATCATTTAGTAACCCTTATTGTCCTTCTGTAGATAATGAATTTTGTCTAACAGTTGGA